ACGACGTCTGACTATGTGGCGCACCGCCGCATTGTGACAGTGTCTGAGCTGGTTGCGATGGGATACGACGCCGACGAGGTGCAGGGCCTAGCGTCAGCGCACGACGACATGAATACCAACGTCGAACGCCACACGCGCAACCCGTCCCTGATTAACGAGATGAACGAGCGCGACGATCCCGCGATGCGCAAGATATTATACGTCGAAAACTACATCAAAGTGGACTACGACGGAGACGGCATTGCGGAGTTGCGCAAAATCTGCACGGCCGGCGACGGCAACGAAATCCTGATGAACGAACCCTGCTCGATTGTGCCGTTCGCGTCGTTCTGCCCCGATCCAGAGGCGCACGACTTTTTTGGCATGTCAGTGGCGGACGCCGTCATGGATATCCAGAAAATCAAATCGTCGATCATGCGCAACACGCTAGACAGCTTGTCCATGTCAATTCACCCACGCGTCGCCGTAGTTGAGGGCATGGTTAACCTGGAGGACGTTTTGTCGACTGAGGTTGGCAGTGTGATCCGCCAGAGAGCCGCCGGACAGGTGCAGCCCATGACAATGCCGTTTGTAGGGCAGCAAGCGTTCCCAGTGTTAAAGTATATGGACGAGGTCAAGGAGAGCCGCACAGGCATCTCAAAGGCATCTGCGGGGCTAGACGCCGGCGCATTGCAATCATCCACCGCAGCGGCCGTTAACGCCACTGTGAGCGCCGCCCAGCAACACATTGAGCTGATTGCGCGCATTTTTGCAGAGACAGGCATGAAGCAGCTCTACAAGATCGTGCTAAACCTGATCACGACGCACCAGGATCAGCCGCGCATGGTCCGCCTGACAAATGAATTTGTGCCAATTGATCCGCGCGTGTGGAACGCCAACATGGATGTCTCAATCAACGTCGGCCTAGGCCGCGGCACAGATACTGAGCGGATGATGCTGCTACGCCAGATCGGCGACATGCAGAAAGAGGCAATCTCGACAATGGGCCCTGTCAATCCGTTGACAGACATGGTCAAGCTATCGAACACGCTAAAAGCGATGACGGAGCTAGCCGGGTTCAAGGACGCGTCGCAATTCTGGTCAGACCCGACGCAGTATCAGGCGCCGCCTAAAGAAGATAAGCCGGACATAAATGAACAGTTGATCATGGTTCAGATCCAACAGATCCAAGCGGACATCCAGAAAAAGGCAGCCGAGCTGACGCTGGAACGCGAAAAGATGATGATGGAAGACGACCGCAAGCGTGACGAGCTAGACGCTGAGTTATTCGTCAAGGCGGAGGAGCTGCAAGCTAAGTACGGCACGCAGATGAACGTCGAGGACGTCCGCGCGCAGCTAGCGATGAACCGCGAGATGTTGCGGGCGCAGACAGAGGTCATCAAGGGCGCAATAGACGATGAAGAGTAAGCAGCAAATCATAGACGACGGTCAGGAGGCTAAGCGCCTCCTGGACGACACTGATCTAAGCCGTTTCTTGGACGAGATTAAAGGGGATTGTTGGGTGCAGTTCGAGGCGACTGCCCTAGACGACAGAGAGGGCCGGGAGGCCATTTACATGACATTGCGGGGGGTTGAGACGGTGCGCCAATCGCTCCGAGCAATGGTGGACAACGCGACTATTGAAAAACGAGAGAAATAGCCGCATAATATGGAGTTAATGAGATGTCAGAAGACAACAACCCGCGAGGGACTGATCTGAACAGCGCTCAACAAGCAATCAGCGCCATACTCGCGCCCCAAGAGGATACCGCGACTGAGCCTGAAGCGCCGGAGGTCGAAGCGACAGAGGAATTTGTCGAAGAGGCCTATGAACCACAATCTGAGCCGGAAGGTGACGAGGAGGTTCAACTTGAAACCGAGGACCACGAGGATCAAGACGACGACGCATCTTTCGACCTACTGACCGCGACGGTTGAGGTAGACGGCGAAGAGATTACCGTTGAAGAATTGAAACGAGGAAATCTAAGGCAGAGAGATTACACACGCAAGACACAGGAATTGGCGGAAGCACGAAAGCTGATGGAAGCCGAATATCATGAGATTGCGAGTGAGCGGGCACAATATGCTCAACTATTGCCTGCATTGCAGCAACGGTTAGAGCAGAACGAGCAAGAACCTGATTGGGACACTCTGTACGACATGGACCCCCAACAGGCAGCAAAGGCAGAGCGCCAGTGGCGCGCGCAGCAAGATCAACGCAAAGAGCAGATCGAAGCTGTGAAAGCCGAGCAGCAACGGATGCAAGCGATGCAGCAGCAACAGGTGGCTCAATACCAAGAGCAATACATTGCACAGCAACGCGAGGTCCTGCCGGATATTATCCCAGAGTGGCGCGATACAAAGGTGCGTCAGCGGGAGACAGGCGAGCTAAGAAATTTCCTCCTGCAAGAGGGTTTCTCCGCCGAAGACATATCCGGGTTAGCAAATGCAACGCTCGTAAAGCTGGCACGCAAGGCAATGCTATACGATCAAGGACAAACCCGGGCGACGCAGGCGAAAGCTAAGCCGAAGCCGAAATCCAAGACGTTAAAGGCAGGGTCGCGCGGATCGCAGCCAAAGCCGAAAGGCGCCCGTATCCAAGCGCTACAGCGCGCACAGTCTGGTCGCGTCAGTGATGCCGCGGCTGCAATTAAAAATCTTCTATAGGAGGCCATTATGGCTATCGTAACAAACACCTTCACTAGCTTTGATGCCAAAGGCATACGCGAAGAGCTTAGTGATGTGATCAACATGATCTCCCCCGAGGATGTCCCGCTGCAAAGCAACATCGGTTCAAAGAACGTAAGCAACACTTATTTTGAGTGGCAGCACGATTCGCTGGCGGCTGTTGACACTACAGCGCGCATTGATGGGGACGACGTATCAGCGTTTGATTCAACATCAGCGACTACACGCGTAGGTAACTACACGCAGATCCTACGTCGCTCAGTCATCGTCGCGGACAACCTAGGTTCACAAGACCTTGCGGGCCGGAATGACGAGATGGCAATGCAAATCGCTAAGCGTGGCCGTGAGTTGAAGCGTGACCTAGAATCAGTTCTCACGGCGAATAATGCCGCCGTTGCCGGGAACTCATCTACAGCGCGCGAAACAGCGGGCCTAGGTGCGTGGATCGCGACAAACGACGTCCTAGGTTCAGGCGGTGCATCACCAACTGGTGACGGCTCTGACGCGCGTACAGACGGCACACAAGCTGCGTTCACTGAGGCAATGCTAAAATCAGCAATGCAGGCGGCGTACACAGCGGGTGGTCAGCCATCAATCCTTATGGTTGGTCCGTTCAACAAAACACAAGTATCTGGTTTTGCGGGTATCGCGGCACAGCGTTACCAAGCGCCATCAGACGCACCGACAACAATCATCGGCGCGGCTGACGTTTACTTGTCAGATTTTGGCACATTGAACGTCGTTCCTAACCGCTTCCAGCGTGAGCGTGACGCGTGGCTACTTGACCCAGAATATGCGTCAGTTTGCTACCTACGTCCGATCCAGAAAGTGGATCTTGCGAAAACAGGCGACGCGTCTAAAGCGATGTTGCTTGTCGAAGCGGGCCTAGAGGTAGGCGCAGAGGACGCACACGCAGGCGTGTTCGACCTTACAACTTCATAATATTGTCGGGGCGGCTACGGTCGCCCCTACTCTTTTGGAGGACACGATGACTAAGCGACTATTCAGTCACGACGCCGAGCAGGGCATCACGAAATATTGGCACGTCAACGGCAACGGGGAGTATGTTGTTGAGACGGTGCAGGACGTTAGCAAGATCGCCGATTTTAACAAGCGACAGTACAACGAAACCCCCGACAAATATAGCGACGTCAACAAGGTGGCATCAATCCCGCTTTCAGTGTATTATCAGCTCAAGCAGCAAGGTATAGCGGACGACCCGGTGGCCTTGAAGAAGTGGTTGAACGATAGCGACAACCAGGTATTTAGAACAAGGGCGGGCAAGCTGTGAGCATTACGACCTACGATGAACTGAAATCCTCGATCGCGGATTTTCTCAACCGTGATGACCTGACGTCTGTTATACCGACGTTTATTTCGCTGTCTGAGACAGACATGAACCGCAAGGTGCGCCACTGGCGCATGGAGGACCGCGTTGTAGCAACACTGGATACGCGCTACACCGCCCTGCCTACAGACTTTATTGAGGCGCAGCGTGTTATGATTACAGCGCCGGCTGTGACGCGCTTAGAGATGATTACACAGGGCGATTTGATGGATCGTAGGTCGGCAGACGATACGGCTAAAAAGCCAGCCTACTACGCAATTGTGGATGGCGCTTTTGAGGTATACCCGACGCCAGATCAAAACTACACTATGGAAATCCTGTATTATAAGCGGATCCCGTCACTATCTACATCCATCACAACCAACTGGATGTTACAATACAATTCAGATGCATACCTTTACGGTAGCCTGATGCACGCAGCCCCATACCTGGGAGAAGATCAGCGTGCGCAAATCTGGGCGTCGTTGTATAAAAACGCAATAGATGCTATAAATCTTGAAGATGATAAAGCCAAGGCGAGCGGCGCAGCCCATCGCATGAGAATTAGGAGCTTCTGATGGCAAGTTTTACGAAGGTAAATGATTTCGTCAAAAATATGGCGAACGCGATGGATTTAGACGCAGACACGTTGGCGGTTGCATTGTCTAACACTGATCCAACAGCGGGAACAGATGTAACAGCAGATGGCAACGGCGTTTTAGCGAACATCAGCGAAATCTCTTACACAAACCTGTCATCGCGCACACTGACTACGGTCACAAGCACACAGACAGGCGGCACATACAAGCTATCTGCGGATGACTTGACGCTAACTGCATCAGGTGGCTCAGTAGCAGCGTTTCGCTATGTTGTGATCTACAACGACACGCCAACATCACCAGCCGATCCTGTGATCGGATATTACGACTATGGGACATCCTTGACCTTGAACGATGGTGATACATTCACAATCGACATTGGGACAAACGGCATCCTAACAATGGCATAATGGAGGGTCATCATGGCTAAACTTTTTAACAGGGCCAAGATGACGACATCCACTACTGGTAGCGGCACAGTCACTCTTGGTGGTGCGTCTGTGGGCTACCAATCATTCGCAGATGCGGGTGTTTCTGATGGTGATGTCGTTCAATACGTTATTGAGGAAGGTGGCAATTTTGAGATTGGCACGGGTACTTATAGCGCAACTGGCACATCACTAACACGCAGCCCGACAGAAAGTAGCAACTCAAATGCAGCTATCAGCTTGGGTGGAGCGGCAACCGTATCTATCACGGCGGTTGCTGATGACCTTAATCGCTTGCAGTACGAAGGTTCTACTAAGGTTGCGCCTACGTCAACGGGTGCTACGGTAACAGGAAATCTAGCTGTCACTGGCACGGTAGACGGGCGCGATGTTGCAACGGATGGCACAAAGCTAGATGGCATTGAAGCAGGCGCAGATGTAACCGACACTGCAAACGTCACAGCGGCAGGCGCTTTGATGGACAGTGAGGTGACAAACCTTGCACAAGTAAAAGCGTTTGATAGCTCAGATTATGCGACAGCGGCACAGGGTACGACAGCGGATGCGGCATTAGCGCGTTCTGGCGGTACTATGACAGGTGCCATTACGTTTGCATCGGGTCAGACGTTTGATGGTCGTGATGTATCTGCGGATGGTTCGAAGCTAGACGGTATCGAAAGCGGTGCGACAGCGGATCAAACTGCTGCTGAAATTAGGTCGCTTGTAGAAAGCGCGACAGACAGTAACGTATTTACTGATGCTGACCACACGAAGCTAAACGGTATCGAAAGTGGTGCCACAGCGGATCAGACTGCGGCACAGATACTAACAGCAATCAAAACTGTTGATGGCAGTGGCTCAGGTTTAGACGCAGATACGCTAGACGGTAGCCACGCAAGCGCATTCTTGACAGGCAACCAGACAATTACGTTGTCAGGTGATGTAAGCGGCTCTGGCACTACGTCAATCAACGTGACAGTGGCAAACGATAGCCACACTCACGATGGTCGTTACTACACAGAGACAGAAGCGGAC